TGGAAGAACATTATATCTTCTTCACTATCGTAATTTTCCGCTCCCCTTGCAAGAACACCAGTAGCTCCGTCTGGTAATTTTAAATCATTTTCTGAATCTAATTTTGCTTGTAGATCCTTAATCTTAAAATCTAGTGCTCGTTTGTCTCTATTATTTGTTTCTTGAGCCAACTCTGCCTCAAGTCGATTTATTTCTCTCTCTATGTCAGTTGCATATTGTGATTTTTTGGTATATTCTGGCACAGAATCACCAACTGCATTGGCATGATTTTTTGTTGAATCTTTGAGTTGTTGGTTTATAACGCCAGTATATATTGGTGGACTAACCCCTTCCACTTCTTGTAATCCAGCTATGGTTGTATTTGTTTTTCTACCCCTACTGTTTATACTTGCTTTTGTTATTTGACTTTGATCCCAGACTCCGTTTGTGTATATTGGTTTTGCCTCTGGTAACACTTCTCCTTTTTTGTCAACAGGAAGAATTGTAGTATTTCCATCTTTGTAGAAAGTTTTATATTCTTGCACCTTCCCCTTTACTGTTTGCTTAATAACAGTATCTGTCTGTATCTCTACTCCATATACGGATACATCGTTTGGAAATCTAGAATCTGTCATTTCTTCCAGTTAAAAGCTCTATACTTGGGATACTTCATACCATTTTGATTTATAAACTGTTCTGTTGGTAGTTCAGAGATCTCTCCCCAGTCTTCAGTTCTAGGAACTTTTTGTAAGTTTCCTATACCAGAATACAGATATTTGTGTATGGTATTTTTAGGCACGGATGCTCCGCCACCGCTATTTAGTAAGCTCATTGCAACGGAACCACGATAATCTGGATTTACATAGTGTAAATTGCATCCAAGAAACCCATCTCGATAGAAAGTAAGTGCTACTGCGAGTGGTTGAGTATCCCAAAACTCGTATCTTTCTGGGAAAGATGGACTATATGAGAAGAAAAATAAATCACCAATAGATATTCCTCCAGTATCTTGTGTACTAACATCTGGATTCTGCACCTCTGATAGGGCATTAGATAGTGCATTAACATACCATGCACCACTTCTGTTTCTATTACTGGCCTGTTGTCTAATATCTTCTGCGATCATGTGAAATACCTAAATCGTCTTCGGTCATGATCTTAAATTCATACTTTCTATCAGCACAGTATTGTTCTGCTGCTTCCCACTTCGCTTGATTAATAACCCATGTCTGTACATCATGAGCCCATGCCTTAGTTCTTCTCTTTGGATTCTTAGGTGGGGCTTTACATTGTTTCTTTGGTTTGACTTCAATCACTACAGACCTTTTCTTACCGTTTGCATCTTGATATTTGATAAAGAAATCGGGAAAATATCTGTGTACTTTTCTATCTAAAGGATTTTTATATGGTATGAAAAATTCTTCTGATTGCCATTGACTTATATTTTCTGTTAAATCACAATACTCCATGAACTTTTTCTCCCAAAGAGAACGATAAATGATCTGAGTGGGATCGCCTTTATACTTTTTTATATGTTTTGGTTTAAATTTACCCTTATAAGCCATATACATAGTATGGTAAGTCATAACTTTATTTAGATGGGAATAGATAGACAGACGAATAAGAATTATTTTCAGAAGATAAGACCATTTAATGCAGGCACAACCCCTGATGGTATTGAGAAAGGTCAATTTGATCTTGCATTTCAAGAAGACTTCCAAACTGCATTAGGGGCTCCATCTCTTTCTAGCTTTTATATTGTTAATTTAGATTTAGCAATGGGAACTAGTAATTCAGACGGTGCTGAAGAGAGTTTAGAAAATTGGTTGACATCATGTGGAGTATTTAATACTCCATACGCTATGCGTAGATATTCTTTGTTAGCAACAGAAGCAATATTGCCTGGAACATCGATGTCTGTTTTAGAGGAAAAAGGAAGTAGACAAGGTATAACTGAAAGATTTGCTACACAGAGGGCATATAATGATATTGCTATAACTTACTATATTCCATCGGATTATGCTTCTTTGAGATTATTCCAAGAGTGGATTAATTTCATGAACCCATTATACTACAAAGCTGGTTTTACTGGATCAGGTGCTAACGATGTAAGACTTACTAGTGGATATCCATCTGGATACCCACATGCAAGCGATTCAAATTCTTTCCATAGATTCAGATATCCAAATGAATACAAGAAAAGTTTAACCATTACTAAATTTGAAAGGAATGTGGGTGCAACCCAATCTCAATTAAACACTTATACTACTACCTCACAAGAAGATAAGGGTAATGACAATCCATTCGTACGAGTATTAAGTGATGAAGATCGATTCCAAATGAATAAGAAGTATGGTGCGTTCGACCCAGAAGCGATAAGTTATAAATTTATAAATGCTTTTCCTACATCTATACAGGATGTAGCGTTAACTTATCAGAACTCAACAGTTTTACAAGTAACAGTAGAATTTGCTTATGACAGATATATCATAGTAACTAACCAATCAGAAGTTGGTAATAGCCAAACAGATCGCAGTGATCCAGCAAATCCTAAAGCTGGTGAGCAAGGTCAAGTGCTTAGTGACGGTAATAATAAGTTGAATGTTAAAGTTGCAAATACTGCTCCAGCTGGCCAAGAAAATGGTCCTATGGCGAGTGATATGAAACTCAAAGAAAATATTATTAAGGTAGGTAACTCACCATCTGGTATCAATGTTTATGAATGGAATTACATTGGTAAATCACAGAGATATCGTGGAGTATTGGCACAAGAACTTCTTGAGTCACATCCAGAAGCAGTTACTATGTGTCCAAATGGATTCTTAGGAGTCTATTATGGTAAGATAGATGTTAAAATGGAGGCCGTAAAACCCCTCTAAATAATAAAGAATAATTACTTATTATGCCTTTACCCAAGATTACAACCTCTGAGCATGAATTGGTATTACCTTCAAACGGAAAGACTGTAAAGTACAGACCGTTCTTGGTAAAAGAAGAAAAGATACTCATACTTGCTTTAGAAAGTGGAAACCAAAAAGAGATCACTAACGCAGTTAAACAGGTCATCAAAGCCTGTGTAATTACGAGAGGGATCAAGGTAGAACAACTCCCTGCCTTTGATATTGAATATTTGTTTTTGAATATTCGTGGAAAGTCTGTTGGTGAATCAATAGATCTAATTGTCACATGTGGAGATGATGGAAAGACTGAGGTTTCAGTCAATGTTCCTATCAATGATATAGAAGTCATTACATCAGAGGAACATACTACAGATATTGAAATTGGCGATGGATATACTGTTAAGATGAAGTACCCTTCTCTTACTCAGTTTATTGAAAATAATTTTACAGATGATAAGGACGCTGTTGACCAGTCATTTGATATCATAGCATCATGTATTGACATGGTATATAATGAGAAAGATATGTTCGCAGCAGCTGAGTGTACTAAAAAAGAACTAAGAGAATGGGTCGAATCATTGACATCAGCACAGTTTGCAAAGATTGAAAAGTTCTTTGAAACTATGCCCAAACTACAACATACTTTAACGGTAGTCAATCCTAACACCAAGAAAGAAAACACTGTAATACTAGAGGGGCTAACGGATTTTTTCGCCTAGGTATGTCTCATATGAATCTTGAGACATACTTCCGAATCAATTTTGCTCTCATGCAGTTCCATAAATATTCTCTAACAGAAATTGAGAATATGCCGCCTTGGGAAAGAGATATCTATGTTGGACTACTTAGATTACACATTGAAGAAGAAAATCTAAAACAAAAAGCTAGGGAAGCACAAATCAAAAATGGCTAAATTTGGATCTATCTTAAAAAATGTTGGGGAGGCAACGAAGAAGGTTAACCCTGGCAAATTTTTAAAGAGAAAAAAAGAAGGTCTAATAAAAGGTATCAAGGGTGGAGTAGAAGGTCTAAAACAGAGTAAGGTAAAAGGAAGGAACTCTCTCTTAAATGTTAAGAGTCTAGAACCCATAAGACCAGATCTAAAACAAGGTGGCATAAGAAAGGTAGGTAAACTTGTAACGAACAAAGTTCAGTCCCTTGTTCCTAAAATTGCTAAGTCTGTAACATCAAAGGTAAA